GCTGATTTGGCAACATCGGCAATGAATGCTTATGGCGTTGAAAATTTAAACGCTACTGGTGCAACTGACATTTTGGTTGCTGCCGTTCGTGAAGGTAAATTAGAGGCTTCAGAATTAGCCGGTGCAATGGGTGGGGTTATTCCTATCGCTTCAAATATGGGCGTTGGCTTTGATGAAGTTGGTGCGGCTATGGCTGCTATGTCTAGAACGGGAACTAATGCTGCGGTTGGTGCTACTCAATTAACTGCAATATTAGCATCTATAAAAAAGCCAACAGAAGAAGCATCACAAACATTAAATGCAATGGGAACTTCACAAGAAGAAGTTTCAAAATCATTAGCTGAAAAGGGTTTAATGCCAACGTTACTAGATTTATCAGAAAGATTAAAAGCAACTGGAACAGATGCTTCAGCTATATTTCCAAACATCAGAGCGTTAAAAGGGGTTTTAGATTTAACCGGAAAAGGTGTTGCAGATAATGTAAAAATATTTGACGCTTTAGGCAATACAATGGGCGCAACTGATGAAGCATTTCAAAAGACATCGAAATCGGCATCATTCCAATTTAAACAAGGAATGGAAACAATGAAGGCTTCATTGTTAGAAATTGGCCAAATTATTTTACCTGCGGTTATTAAGGCGGTGCAATCATTATCAGGATTTATAAAAGGATTAAGTAATACATTTAAAAATTTATCACCAACGGCACAAAAAATTGCTTTAACATTGACTGCAATATTAGGCGCAGCCGGTCCATTAATATTAATCTTTGGAAAAATTGTTACTGCCATAACATCATTAGGACCAGTTTTAAAAATTGCAGCCGTAGGATTTAGATTGTTAACAAGCGCAATGCTAGCTAATCCAATTTTAGCCGTTGCCGCTGCGATCGCCGCAGTTGTTTTAGCTTTAAATAATTATAAAAAAGCACAAAAAGAAGCAACGGCAGAAACTGTTAAAACTTTAGATAAAAAACAAATTGATGATCGTTTAAAAGCTGCTGAAGCTGAATTGAAGTATTTAGATACTTTGGAAGCTAAAAGAAGATTTTCAGTTGGTGCGCATAAGGCAAAAACTAAAGAATTAAACAATGAAATTGAATTATTAAAACAACGAAAAGAAGTTTTAAATCAACAAACGCAATTGGAATCAAAAGAAGTTGAAACTGCAACGGCTGAAGGTGTTTCAACTGATCCTATAACTGTTGACATTACTCCAATTGTTAATCCTGAAGATGCAAAAATTGCCGCTGAAAAATTAAAAAAATTACAAAATGATATTAATTCGGCATTAGTTACAAATGATGAACAAGCTTATCAAAAAAGGCGTGCTGATGCCATTGCTTATTATGATGGATTAATAAACGATGAGCGAACAACTGCTGAACAAATAGTAAGTTTGGAAAATGCTAAACAAGCTAAATTATCAGAAATTGACAATGAAGAAAAACAAAGAAAAAAAGATAATAATGCTGAAAAATTACAAGAAGAAAGAAATCAACAACAACAATTATTAAATTTAAAACAACAAATTGCTGATGCTACTGGCGCAAGCGATGAAAAACAGAAAGCTTTAGAAGTTGAAAGGATAAAATTACATTTTGAAGAATTGCGTAGAATGGCTGCTGAACATGGTCTTTTAACTAGTGATCAACAAAAAGCATTTGATGACGCACAAGCTGAACAAGAAGCCGCAGTATATGAAGAAAAGAAAGTTCGTTTTGCAGGATTTATGATGTCAATGACTGAAGCACAAGAAATGATTCAACAAATTGGCGCAGGAATTGACCAATCTTTTGGCGCAATGACTGGTTCAATAACAAAAGCGTTTGGTGGTGCTGAATCGGCTTCAGGTGCTTTTGTTGGGACTTTAGCAAAAGACACTTTAAAAATTATTGGTAACAATTTAAAAGCGTCAATGTCGAATTCAATTCAAGGTGCTACACAAACAGCAAATAGTTTTGGACCGGCTGCGGCGTTTGTGTTACCTGCATTAATTGCAGGCGCAACGGCATTGATAACAAGTTCATTTTCAAAGTTTGCCGCAGGTGGTATTGTAAGCGGGCCAACAATGGGATTGGTTGGTGAATATCCTGGTGCGCGTCAAAATCCTGAAGTTATTGCGCCATTAAATAAATTGCAAGGAATGATTGGTGGCGGTGGTCAAAATGTAAATGTGACTGGTAACGTTTCTGTAAGTGGTCAAGATTTATTGATTGCCATTGAACGTGCTAATGAAACTGCTGATAGAATTTACTAAAATTAAAATATGTCATACGGCGTTAAATACCAACTTGAATTTTCCGATGTTTTAGGATTTGGGAAAAAAATTGAAATATTAAAAAAAGATTATACTGGCGAAATTTATCCAATGATTGGCGGCGCTAATCCGGTTTCAATATCTTGGCAATCATCAGATGATTTTTATAAACCAATTATAGGTTCTAAATGTCAATTGTCGTTAATGGTCACTGACGATGTTTCTTATGATGACTTTTATAAGTTTGATGAACGTGAATATAAAGTTGTTATTTATTATGCTAAATCACAAGGTGAAATTTATTCAGATCGTGTTACTGCTGATGGTGGCATTGTTGAATCTGTTGAATGCGTAAATGATTCACTAAACAATTTTTTATCTTATTCGCAGCAATATGATGAACGCGTTGAAAACGATGGTGGTGTTGTAGATTCAATATCTTGTGTTTCTGATGCCATAAATGATGGTAATTATTATGAATGGTCGGCGTATTGGTCAGGCTTTTTGGTTGTGGATAGGTATCGTGAAAAACTAATTTCAAAACCATTTGGCGTGACATTTAACGCCTTTGATGGTTTAGGTACATTAAATAATTTTTCTGCGCCAGTTAAAAGGAATTACGATGGTACGGGTGTTGTAAACTATTATAAAGATGCCGAACGTATAGATTTGATTCTTGATAATCTAGGTTTAGATTTAGAGGTTCATTACATGAACGATATTGAATCTGATAAAATTACTGGTGGTAATCCTAACAGATTATTTTTCCCTGAATTTAGGTCTATTGAACCAGGTTTAACTGAACTAATAAAAGGCTACGATATACCGCTTGCAAAAGATCAATTGGCATTATTATTATCAACATACAATATGCGAATATTTCAATCTATGAATAAATGGCACGTTGTAGAGGCAACTAATTTATTTGATAAATATGTAAAAGATGAAATATTTAATCAAGTTGATAGATCAGGAATAGTTCCAACGGGAATAAGAAATAAAATTTCAACTCAATTACAAGATACTAAAAAAGAATTTTTAAAATTACATAAATACGATACTAGTGGCGCATTTGTTGAAACAACAGAAGAAAATGTTTTGTTTGAAGTTCCTGCTAAATTAACGCCAGTTAAAAGTGATTTAGTCGTTGAATATTTACAAGGTATAAATGAAATCACAACGCAATCCAAAAACTTAAATAGAACAAAGGCTTTTTTCAATGCCGGTTTTGAATATGGATCAACTGGTTTTCAATTAAGTGGTACTGATATTGATGGGACAACTTTCCCTATAGGTATTCCAGTCATTCAAGTTGTTGATGATGATAATTCTTATCAAGGCACACAAGCGTTAAAAATGTTGACTCAATTGAGAGATAAAAATGCAACGTGTTTTATGTTAGATGATACTTTAGTTGGCGATGTTTTAAATGACATAAATCCTGAAGATGAAATATTAAAATATTCATTTTCAATGCAATATAAATTTGTTTTTAATACGTCTGATGATACTGGAATTTTAAATTCTTTTATTATTAGAATAAGAGCGCAAAGTAATCTAAACCCAACAAATCATTGGCGTGAATATGATATTGAAAACAAAAAATGGGTTGATCACCCAAATATTGTTGACAATGTAATTTCACAAGAAGATTTTAATAAATGGAAGGAATTAAAATTTGATTTTACAAACAATGATTTTAATTATACTAGTTCACTTGGTAACGTTAATTTAAAAATACAAATACAAAGACCGGATTATCCATTTGGAAATACTGATTATGAAACAACGTATTTTGATAATGTATTATTAAAGTATGAAGATAATTTAAGTGAATCTGAAATTACATCAACATCATTTATTGACAACAATAAAACGTTTACAACAACTAAAAAAGTTGATAGATTATTTCAGGAACAAATTCAATTATTTAAACGCTCTCGTGATAGTTTTGGCGTATTTACTGGAACTAATTTATTTAAAACAAATTACGAAATACAAAATCAAAATATTGCCAATGACTTTAGAGAATTTGTTTCACGATATACGGGAACTTTTAGAGTCAATCAAGTAACGCCATTTTCAATGCACAATAGAATTTGGTTTAATTGGGCAACTGCTGAAAGCGATCCACAATCTACAATTGCAGATGGATTGACATACAATATAAAAGACGCTGAAATAAAAATTAAATCTCATCTTGCAAATGATGACGATGATGTAACAATTGACACAGTAACGAAATAAATAAACTTTATTTTTTTTTATAAATAAACTTTGTTTTGTTTGTCGGCCCTCGTAATTTCTTTATGATTTGCGGGGGTTTTTTGTTAAAATATTTTTTTTATTTGAAAATTTATTTTTACTTTTGTTATTCATTAAAACAGAAAACTATGTTTGAAAACCACTTCAAGGCGGAAATGAAACGCCTTAATTTAAAGCGTTATGACGTTTGTTTTTTATTAAACTGTACAATGCCAACGCTAAAATCACGTTTACAAAATCCTGAATCTTTTACAATTGCAGAGGTCATGATATTACAAAACGCTGATTTTAATTTATCACAATTCGAATTAAAAATTAACGATTAAATTTAATTATATGAAAACAATAAACATTAAAGGTAAGGAGTATATAACTGTTAATGAGCGTTTAAAATACTTTAGAAGCGAAGCCACATTTGATGGTTGGCAAATCACCGAACAATTAGTTCATATTGATGACAAAGAAGGCGTATTTAAAGTCATTATATCTGACGACAAAGGCGTTGAAATAGCATCTGCGCATTCACAAGAATACAGAGACTCAAGTTATATAAATAAAACGTCTTTTGTTGAAAATGGTTTCACTTCTGCATTAGGGCGCGCCCTTGGCTATTTAGGTATTGGAATTGACACTTCTATTGCATCAGCTAACGAAGTTCAAAACGCCGTAAAGAATCAATCATCTGACAATAAAAAATGGCTTACTGAAGCGCAATTGAACGCTACTTTAAAAGCTACTAAATCACAAGCGGAAAAGGTATTATCCGGCTTTAAAATGAAAAAAGAATACCGCGAACAAATAAAACAAAAGTTTAATATTTAAAAACAGAAAAATGAGTTACGAACACAAAAATGGAAATGGGAGTTTATTTAAAAATGTAAATAAATCTTCTGATAATCAACCTGATTATTCAGGAACAATTAAACTACAAGACGGCACAAGCCAACAAATTGCGGCTTGGGTTAAGGAAGGTGCAAAAGGTAAGTTCTTTTCACTTAAATTAAGTGATCCTTATGTAAAGAATGAAACGGTAAAAGTTGCTGAAACAAGCGACGATTTACCATTTTAATCGACAAAATGACAAACAAAACTAAAAGCGGTTTCAGATATGAAGCCGTTTTTTTTATGTTAATATTTTGTAAATTAAAAATATATTTTTAGTTTTACTTTGAATAAAAATTATAACAATGGATGAAACATTAAATTACTTGTATTTGCGTATAAAAGCAATGCAAGAAAAAATTAACAAATTGGAAAAGGTAATTAATGAATTAAATAGTCAATTTTTAGTTGATCAAAATATTGACATAAAACAACTGAAAAAATGAAAACACAATTTGATTCTAATGAACAATATCATTCGTCGCCTGGCATAAGTGCATCAGGTCTAAAAGCTATATATAAAAAATCAGTATATCATTTTTTAAATCAAAAGCCGTTTGAATCTTCAGCAATGGCGCTCGGAACTGCGGTTCATTGTGCTATGTTAGAGGCTGAAATGTACTACAAAGAGTTTCACGTTATGCCAAAGATTGATCGCAGAACAAAACAAGGCAAAGAACAATTTCTAGTTGAGCAAAAAAAATCTGAAGGCAAAAAAATTGTTTCTTTTGATGATCACGAAAAGATTACAAAAATTTTAGAAAACTTTCGCAAACACGAATTAGCGCAAAAATATTGTCAAGGTGAAATTGAATTATCACATTATGGCAAACACGAAGGTTTGGATGTAAGAGTTAGACCGGATTGTTTAAATCGTGTTGAAGGTTTTATTTCTGATGTTAAAACTTGTCAAGACAATTCGCCAATAGCATTTAAACGTGACGTTTATAAATACGCTTATCATCTTCAGGCTGCATTTTATATGGATATGTGCGGGATTGATAAATTTAAATTTATTGCCGTTGAAACCAATTATCCATTTTCTGTTGAGGTTTACACATTAAGTGATGAAATGATTGATCAAGGGCGTAAAGCGTGGAAACGTGCATTTGACGATTGGAAAATTTATTGTGATACTGGTATTGTTTCCGGATATATTTGGAATGATTTTGATAAAGATGGAAGTTTAATATTATAGTTATGAATTTAGATCATTTAATAAATAAAGTGAATAAACATTTTGAATGTGACATAAGAAAAGAAACGCGCAAACGTAGTGTTGTAATGTCTAGAGCGGCATATTTTTGGTTGGCGCGTCACACAACAAAAAATTCTTTAAATAAAATTGGAAGTTCTGTTGGTCGTGATCATGCATCAGTTTTGTATTGTTTAAGAAATTTTAAAGACTGGATCAATTTTGATCCTTTTTTTAAAGCCGATTTTGAATCTTTAAAAATTCAAGTACTATCACAATTTAAAACAAAAAAAATGCAACCAAAAACGCTTTTATATAAATATAATAATATGCTTATCGAAAACGAAATACTTAAAAACGAAATTAAAAAACTAAAAAAATGAAAGTATATAAAAAAGTTCCTGATTATTATATTGGAAAAAATAAAGATAGAAACATTCAGGCGCGTTATGTTGTTAGCGATTTTGATTTAACATATAACGTTGGTACTGCGGTCACATATTTATTAAGAAGTCAAAGAAAACATAATACACCATTAGAGGATTTAAAGAAAGCAATAGCGCATTTAGAATTTGAACTTGAACGTCTTAATGAATAAATATGGCTAATCCCTATCAAAAATATTTAAAAGGTGAAGATAAACTTCAACGCGCAATAATTAATTATTTAGAATTTAATTATCCAAATGCAATATTTACTCACCCTATGAATGAAGGTAAACGAACACCTTTTGAACAATATAAAATGAAATATCTAGGCACAAAGCCTGGAATCCCTGATTTATTAATATTTTCACCAAACGCTAATTTTAGCGGTTTAGCGATCGAATTAAAATATAAATACAACAAACCTACGGACAACCAAAAAAAGTGGCTTAAATGGCTTGAAAATTGCAACTGGGCTACATATTGGTCAAACAATTTAGATGAATGCATTGAAATCATTGATAATTACTTTACTAACTCAACCAAAAAATCTTTAAAAAAATGAAATATCACACTGTTTATTTTGATGCAGAAAATCAAAAAATACGTTTTACACAAAGCCATCCTGATAATATTGCCGTTACTTACAATTACATTGGTAAATCTACTAGAGTAGAATTTGACTTGTTGATTGAACTTTTATGGTACAAATATGAAGATGGTGAAATTGAACTTAACGAACTTAAAAAAATATTTGATGAACTGCGATCATTCTGCGATAATATAAAATATAATTTGATTTTGTAAAATATAATTTTACTTTTAGGAAATGGAAAACAAGAAAAATTATTATGCAGTTATACCTGCGCCAGTTAGATATTCAAAAAAACTAAAGGCTAACGAAAAATTAATGTATGGCGAAATCACCGCTTTGACCAACGACAAAGGTTTTTGTTTTGCGTCTAATGAATATTTTGCAATGCTTTATGGCGTATCAAAAACAAGCGTTTCAAAGTGGATTTCTAATTTAGAAAACAATAAATTTATTCGCATAAAAATGATATATCTGCAAGGCACAAAACAAATAAAAGAGCGCCGAATATACATCACCCCCCTATTGAAGAAAAGTTCAATACCTATTGAAGAAAAGTTCAATACCCCCCTTGAACAAAAGTTAAAGGATAATATACTAACTAATATTAATAATATATATACTAACTATACTAATAATAATAATAATACCACAAAATCTAAAAAACGCCAATATTCAGAAAAAACAACAAAAGCGTTTTCATATTTTGC